AAAGTGCTGGTCGAAAGCTGATAAAAGTAGCTCCCAGGAACACTACTCAAAGGTGTTCCGCTTGTGGATGCATTGTGAAGAAAGAACTGTCAGATAGAGTGCATGAGTGCCCTTATTGCGGTTTCTCATGCAATCGAGACTACAATGCTTCCAGGAACATACTCATCACAGGGATGGAACAGCCCGTAGCGCCCATAGAGTCGAAACCTCTGCGTCACATATCTGTGAGGCAAGTTTTGGCGATGAAGTGGGAAGCCGCGCCCTTCAGGACGCGGTAGTTCACGACGACAAATGCGGGGCAAGAAGTCTACAAGCGCATCCTGGAATTGTATAAGCTTTTGGGCCTGGATCTCTAAGAAACATCGTGTTCCTTAAGATTTTCTCTTCCGACCCCCTTACTCTCCCGACCTTGATTCCCGAGACAAATAGAGCCTAAGCTAAAAGGAACAACCTGTTTCTTAGATACAGCAGCCTTGATTAATCTCTTTAGGATAATTCTCTTCTAAAAATTCCTCCTTGGGAAAAATGGTCCTCTCTCAGCTCTACCTGGAGCTTCATGGAGGCCAAGGAACAAACTGTTCCTTTTGTCATAAAGGGAACACGATGTTCCTAAATAGCAGGCGGCGTGATTCATGATTAATTTGCCTCCCTGCTACCGATTTTACATAATAGCCAAGTCTTGCCTTTGCCCTGGCCTCGCTTTCGGAGCAGGACTTTGTCAGGCTGCAGCCTGGCAGCCCACTCCATAGCTCTCCTGGCCTGCATCCTGGCAATGGGCTTCTCTTCGGCAGTGCTGATGATCTGGATGGCATTGGCGCTGTTGAGGCTTTTGGCCTTTGCATCTCGATAGAGCGCCTCCACCAGGAGCGCCGCCCGGTAGTGCTCCGCCTTCTTGAAGGTCAGAGCTGGCCGATCTGTGATAAAAGAGACGATGCCATATTCCACGTCTGCGAGCTGGCGCAGGCAGTTTGCCGGTGAGATCTGGCCCGCCTTCTTGGCCCGCACTATACCCTGAATCTCTTTTTTCGCCCTTGCATGCATATTGGAGGTCTCATCCGTGGCCGGCATCTGATCCAGAGCAGATAATGCAGCCTCTACATTCGCAATTACCGCATTTATGATATGCTGGAAGGAGTCTTCCAGCTCTTCCAAGAAATTAACCAGTTTCTTATTAGCCTTCGTGAGTTGCTGTATTCTTGCGTACTGTTTATAGCCGTCCTGCAGCTCCTTGGCCAGTACCTGGCCTGTATGACGCGGGTCGCAAATCACTCCGCAAAGAACGTCCAGCTCGTAGGCGAGGTCATGGGTTTCGGCCTCTCTTTCAACGATTGCTTGCTTTTGCTCTTCAATGAGGAGGTCCTGGGCGTGGATACGTTCTTCCAGCTCTGCAATGGTCTTGCGAAGTTGCGTCGTATTTGCAGAAGCAAGCTCTTGGCCGCTCCGAAAAGCGTTTATAGTATCGGCTGCCAATTTTGATTTAGGCATTGCCGCCTCTTGCGGTGGTGTATCCTGGCATACCTTGGTGGTTCGGGGTTAGCTAGGTTTCGTGCGAAGACCTCCCAGTTTTCGCAAGGCGGGGGGCCTTCCAGGGCCCTCTTTGCATTTCTCAAAAAAGATATATAATTTGCAATAAAATTCGCAATTGTTGATATCGAGCAATAATAGCAAGATACGAAAACCCTTAAATAACGTTGACTGACCTTATTCTCGTTTGAGTTCTTCATTTGGATCGCTTCCATGAGGAACTTTGGGTTTTGTCCACCTCACCAGTAGACAAACCCGCCACGGCAGATCGCACCTTCCAATGCCCTGCCGTGGCCCTTCCAGTTCCTCGCGTTTCTTTGCTCCAATGCTGTGATATATATCTCTTTTGGGTTTTTCGCAGTGCGTCCCTTTTGTACCATTATTATTTATCAGTACTTGTACTTAGCTTCTTCACATTGAAATTAATACTTAATGCCATATTTTAGATATCTGCGCGGATTTTGCGAAGACTATTTATGCCCGAGTCTAACATCTTCTGAAATGGTGAGGTGGAAAGCAACGGGTTGGAAGCCGTTGCGTTAAGCATAGCGATGCTTTCCCACTGGCAAGCAGCCATAGCAGAGGCATAACTTGGGTCAGAGGATCTCCTCGACTTTTGCCCTCACAATGACGACAGCGGTAAAGCATTAGGGTACGCTTTCCGTCGCAACTGGCGGCTTTCACTTCACCAAGCAGTTCGTAATCGGTGAGGTGGATAATGCCCATAATAGCGAAAGAAGCGAAATTCAGACCACTGACAGATCCTGATGCTGTCGAGTCTCTGAGAAGGCGAGGCGCAAAATGGCTTGCGGAGCATATCGACGGCTTGCAGCTCGGCGTGTTTTCCGAGTCCATGACCTCTGGAGAGCCGGTATGATCGAGAAGGCTTGGGAGGGACATCTCGAAACGAGCTTTCAGTCTCTGGGCAGGCTCTGCATGGGGGTTCTGCTGAACGGCCATCCGGATGTAGGCGAGACGAACGGGCTTTTGGAAAAGCTGAAGGGAAAGAGGATCAAGCTGCTCTTGCAGGAGGTGGAGGAGTGATCGCCGCTTTGCCGGCGGACGGCACGAAGACTGAGATCTCCGGCCCGGCCAGGATCACGGCGAATCGGCCCCTCCCCCACCCTTCCCCGGACCCCATCTCTTCCTCTCCCCTCGTGTCCGACAGCGGCGCTGCAGCGCCGCCCAAGATGGCTCAATCTTTCCAATGTGCTGCAGCCAGCCAACCGTCTCAACAGAGCGGAGACCTGATGAGATCCAAAACTTTTTATATAGAGGAACCTCAAGTAAGTTCTAATGCTCAGGGCGAAAACCCAGTGGGCAGCCCCTCTGCGAGGGATTCCTCTTCTGTAGATTATCGACCGCTAGGCGCAGCCCTCAAGGACCCCGGCACCAAATTAGCCTCGGAGCACCACGGCGGGAAGGCGGGCCGGTTGCTTCATTCCAGATGCAAGTGCGGCGGACAGATTCAGTACGATGCAAGGTCGGAGCCCTTTTGCACCGCTTGTGGAATGGGGCTTAAGAACGCAACACGCGCGCCATCGCCCTCTCCACATGAGAGGAAGAGAAAATACAAGAACTTTAGAATGTATGCCGGCAATGATGCCTGAGTTCTTGGATGCAATTCCGAGCGTCTGATGCGAGGGGCGGAGCGGAGCCGGGCCGATAATCCCAGGGGTCCAATCTTGGGCTCGCAGGACCCCACATCAACATAGCAGCCCACATCAACATAACAAATCGAGATAGCAAGGGTCCGGCCTGAAGGCCGGAAATCGACCCTTGCAAAGAGGTCTGAATGGACACCATAAAAGAGATGATCGAGCTGGATGCAGAGATCTACGCTATGGTGGACCGTAACCCAAAGCTGGCCGAGGTCTACCGATATCTCATGGGCGAGGAGCTGGGGGCTGCCGTCACCCTCCCCAGGATGCCGACTGCCGATGATTGGTCGGCTGCTGAACGCCTGGCGCGGTCGAGGCAGAGATGAGGCCCAAGTATATCATCGAGGATCTTTTGGAGTCCGGAGTCGATCCGGGCATACTGGCCGCCTTGCCGGAAAACATCGGCCAGCACTATGAATCCCTGGGCTTCCCGTCTCAGGGAGTGGCCACCAGGCTCTTTCGGGCGGGCATTCTTCGGCCCAAAGGAAAAAGCATGGTGCAAAATTCCGCGGGCAAAAAAGTTCTGAGGACTCTCTGGGGCCGAGGGGTCCATTTCGAGGTTTTCCTCGACTACTGGCACCAGAATAAGCAACATTACCGCAATCGCCTTGCAGTCTTCCAGGATTGCAGGCAATCGGTAGCGGTTTGAATCCTTCTCGCAGTCGTCCGGGATTTTGTCACTGGCTGTTGAGCATTTTATCGAAGCCTGCATCCTCATAAGCCCGGCGGCGGTGGTTTGGTCTGGCCTGCAAGTAAATGGCCGTGGTATTCAAAGAGGAATGGCCGAGCTGCTGCTGAAGATAGGCGATATCAATTCCGGCATCCAAACTCCAGCGGCTGAAGCTGTGCCTGAGGAGGTGGGGTGTAATCCGCTTCCTCTGCCGCATCTTGCCCGGCCTCGTCTCCTGGAGTCCTGCATTCTCTGCGGCCTCGTCCAGGAGTCTCTGGATCTGCCGGGTGGAGATATGTCCCTCATCTCTGCCCTCGAAGATGTAGCCGCTCTCCCGGCCCTGAAGATGGACCTCAAGGGCCTCCAAAACAGGCTTGGGGATGATCGAGGTGCGCTGCTTGCCGCCCTTGCCGTTCACCACATGCAGGTATCTTCCGGTGCCGTCTACATGATCTGCTTTTAAGGCGGCCACCTCCGAGACACGAAGACCACAACCGGCCATCAGCCACATGAGGGCGGCTTCTCTGGGGGTGGGGGCGGCGGCAAGTAGGCTGTGCCATTCGTCCAGGGAGAGGAAGTCTTCGGGGTGCATGTTATTGGGGTGGATGTCATAATAGTTAGATTTTATGACATAATCCCTTTATATGGCGCGTTAAAACTTGTTTGCAAATCCAGACACATAGGATATTAGCTCAACAGTCCGGGCTATGATGCCGCTGGACTTCCTTGTTCCGGCTTCTTCCATGTGACGCTCACGTTGAAGCTGGCGTTTGCTTCGGTTGCGACCAGCATCTTAAGAATGCCGTCGGAGCCGAAACTGAGCCCCAGGCCCAGCTCTACGGTTACCTCGTCGGGCTTTAAGGCACTATCCATCAGGTTTCCAACAATGCCAGCTACTACTGGCTTGATTGCCTGAAGTGCCGACTCCATGGTCTCTGTCGCTTTAATTACCTCGTCTGGAGCTGCAGACGCCTGCACCTTGCCCGATTGGGTTATCTCAGTCTCAACCAGAATACTACCGCCTGAGGCGAGTGGAACCTCTACTAATCGCTTCATAGCTGTCAATTATTGCTGACTCGGTATATATTTATCCAATGAACTGAAAACCAAAACTTGTTTTCTGAGGACGCAGAATGGACGAACGTGCTAAGTCATCGATTGTAAGGGTCTACAAAAAGCAAGATTCCAAAACCTGGCCGATTGGCTGTGGTTTTCTGGCAGGCGTTCGCTCAATTTTGACTTGTTGGCATGTTGTACGAGATGCACTCTCTCCCGAAACGGATCTGTTGGACAAAGAGATAATGCTTGATTTCCCCTTTCCGCATCCTTGTTCGGGTCTTCTTAAGGCCAAAGTGTCCCTTGTGGTTGAGAAGCCAGATCTGGCCAGGCTGGAGCTTCTTTCCGACCCTCCAAAAACGGCCATATCAATGCCACTGAGCATGAATATGGACCTATGGGGCCATCCTTACAATGCCTTTGGCGTTACAGGTGGGCGCCCGGAAGGTTTCTGGAATGACGGAGTGCTCAAGAGCAGTATAGGTGATGGGACTATACAGATGGACAGCAGCCCCAATTCTGTCTTCAAGATAGAGAGAGGATTCAGCGGCACCGCAATATGGGACGATCATGACCAGGTAAAAAGGGCGGTTGGGATGGTGGTCATGACCGAGTTAAATCCAGAGACAAAAGCAGCCTATGGAATTCCCATGGCCGAAATCTTGGAGATATGTCCTGACCTGAAGGCAATCGATACGTCTCAAGGCTCCAAGGTGCCTTTGCCTCCCGTATGGAATGTCCCAATCCAGCGCAACACAAATTTCTTCGGGCGCAAGGACATTTTGGCCGATCTCGCAGTTGCATTGAACTCTGGAGTGCTTGGGGCCTGGAAGCAAGCTCTCTGGGGCATGGGCGGAGTGGGCAAGACCCAGATCGCAGTGGAATATGCGTACCTTCATAGATCCGAATATAGAGTCATCTGGTGGCTGAGGTCCGAGGAGCCTTCAACTTTGCTGTCGGATTACGCCCTGCTTGCACAGAAGCTCGGCATTGGAGGCGAGCTGAAGGACCTGAACGCTGTGGCAGGTGCCGTGAAAGGCTGGCTTCAGCAAAACCCCGGATGGCTACTGATTTTTGATAATGCTCAAAATCCTGAGCAGATCAAGGGTTTTTTGCCGGGCGATGGACCGGGGCATGTGATAATCACATCACGCAATCAGGAGTGGGTAAGAGTGGCCAGGAAGTTTCCCATCAAGATTTTCAAGAGGGATGAGTCGGTCCAGTTCATCCTTAAAAGGACCGTCCAGCCTGACGAAAAAACGGCATGGATGCTTGCTGAGGAGCTGGGAGATCTGCCCCTGGCTCTGGAGCAGGCGGCCTCCTACATCGAGACCACATCCACGCCCCTTGCAGAATACCTTGATATGTTCAGGAAGAGGCGAGCGGCCCTCTGGGCCGAAGAGGAGAAGCCAATCGATTATCCTGATACTGTGGGCACAACCTGGTCCTTGGCTATGGATAACGTCAGTCAGGAAGCCGGAGCGACGAATCTGCTCAATCTCTGTGCTTTCCTGGCACCTGATAAGATACCCTTTGATCTCTTGATCAAAAGTGAAAATACGCTCCCGCAGGCCCTTTCAGCTCTCGCAAACGATCGGCTGGCATTCAACAGGGCCGTGAAGGCATTGAGACGCTATTCATTAGTAGAATCCGACGACAAAGTTCTGTCAATCCATCGATTGGTTCAGGTCGTGACTAGGGATCGAATGGGTGAATCGGAGCAAAAGAAATGGGCAGAGGCCGCAGTCAGGCTGGTGGATGATGCGTTTCCGCCAGATCATTTGGACAATCCAGAATCCTGGGCCAATTGCTCGCTTCTGCTTCCTCATTCCCTGGCAGCCGCCGGATATGCTGAACGATTGGGGGTGGCCCTGGGCTCGACATCTCATCTGCTTAATGATGTTGGCCTATATCTTAAGACGCTGGGCGAGTTTAATGAAGCCAGGACTGCCTTGCAGAAAGCCCTCAAGATCGGTGAGCAGACCTACGGCCCCGATCATCCCACCGTGGCCACGATGGCCAACAACCTCGGCGGTGTCCTGGAGGATTTGGGCGACCTTCCTTCGGCCAAATCGCATTACGAGCGCGCCCTCCAGATCGCTGAAACGACCTACGGCCCCGATCATCCCACCGTGGCCATCCGAGTCAACAACCTCGGCGGTGTCCTGCGAGCAATGGGCGACCTTCCCGCGGCCAAATCGCATTACGAGCGCGCCCTCCAGATCGCTGAAACGACCTACGGCCCCGCTCATCCCACCGTAGCTACGATAGCCAACAACCTCGGCGGTGTCCTGCGAGCAATGGGCGATCTTCCCGCGGCCAAATCGCATTACGAGCGCGCCCTCCAGATCGCTGAAACGACCTACGGCCCCGATCATCCCACCGTGGCCATCCGAGTCAACAACCTCGGCAGTGTCCTGCGAGCAATGGGCGACCTTCCTTCGGCCAAATCGCATTACGAGCGCGCCCTCCAGATCGATGAAAAGACCTACGGCCCCGATCATCCCGATGTAGCTATCGATGTCAACAACCTCGGCGGTGTCCTGGAGGATTTGGGCGATCTTCCCGCGGCCAAATCGCATTACGAGCGCGCCCTCAAGATCGATGAAAAGACCTACGGCCCCGCTCATCCCACCGTGGCCATCCGAGTCAACAACCTCGGCGGTGTCCTGGAGGATTTGGGCGATCTTCCCGCGGCCAAATCGCATTACGAGCGCGCCCTCAAGATCGATGAAAAGACCTACGGCCCCGATCATCCCACCGTAGCTACGATAGCCAACAACCTCGGCGGTGTCCTGCGATCAATGGGCGATCTTCCCGCGGCCAAATCGCATTACGAGCGCGCCCTCCAGATTGATGAAACGACCTACGGCCCTGATCATCCCGATGTAGCTATCGATGTCAACAACCTCGGCGGTGTCCTGCAAGCAATGGGCGATCTTCCTTCGGCCAAATCGCATTACGAGCGCGCCCTCCAGATCTTCCGAGAAAAGCTGGGCGAGAATCACCCCAGCACGAAAACAGTGCTAAATAATTTAAACTATCTAACCTCGCCCGCTGACCAGAAATAAAGCCTAAATCCGCACATGTCATAATATTACTAAATTACGACATTGACCCACGGAAAGCCCCTTCTGGGACACCTTCTGCAGGTGCCTGGGTGGGTATATAAGCTGTGCATATCTGGTAATACTAATTAGATAATTATTATGCAAAGTTGCACACAAAAGCGGAAATATTCTTTAGGTCCCAAACCCCTCTCTTGAGGGGAGCATATCACCAGAATTTTTCTTTAATGTTCTCAGTTCTGCAGCGAGACACCGGATAGCCGGAGGCCTTGGAGTCCCTTCTTTTCTCCCACATCGTACCTCATCGGTTCCTTCTCTCCAGGACCCCGGCCCGGAAATGCTCCTCTGAAATGGTTCTATGTCATCATGTGACAATCTCTCAAAAATGTCATAGAACTTTTTTCTTGGAGGAGGCGGAAGTGAACCATGACTGAAGAGACTAAGTCCGGGCTCCTGGATGATGCAGGGGCAAAGCTTCTTACAAATGGTATAGTCGCACTGAAGACTGCAAACCCGGTCGCCTGGTCTGCATTCAAGAAAGGGTTAAAATGCGTGGCTGTGGGTGCTGCCGCCCTTGATGAGGTAACTGATGATGATCAGGTATCGTCTCAGGAGATCCAGAAGGTCATAAGCAAGGCCGAGGACTACGGAGCCGTTCGCACTTTGCAGGACCTGCTCTGGGGTCTGATGAAGCATGTGAAAGGGTAGGGGAGTAATTTTCGGGGTAGAAATCCCGCGGACGCGGAGCTTGGGCGGGGATTGCTCCCGGAACAAGGGGCATCCTGCCCATTTCCCGCGTGCAAAAAGCGGAAACATGAGTGGTTTTTTGTAGGGGGAACAAATGAATTTGCATTTGCTTGGAATCTGCATCGCCACCACGGCGCTCTTTGTGGCGCTGTGCCAGAGTGCCGAGATAGAGCTGAGAGAGGATTTCTCCGGTATGGGTGAGTTTCAAACCCGATCCGAACTATACGGAGTCCAGGAAAAGGCCAGCACAAAAGACGGCCCGCTCATCTTCGGCCACGTTCTGGCATCAAACCAAACATTTTCCGGGTTCAGTGCAGAGGGAAATAGCAGCAGCTATCTTGTCGCCTCAGAAGATCATTCCCTCAGCATCTCAAACGCCGGCAGCATCAATGCCACTGCCAGGACTTCGAGCACCGAATATGAGTGGGGCGGCGAGGAACGATACACCATCTTCAGAGCGCAAGGAAACGGGACCGTCAAAGAGCTGGCGACTGTTGCAGGTGAAAAAAGGCCAGTAGAACTGTCTTCAATTCGTCATCGTGGGACGTTCAATCTCAACAGCTCGACCAGGATCTCATATACTGCGGATGCCGGAGATGATGCCGGAGATACTTCGTAGCTCCTGGACCGCTATTTTGTACCGATGCGGTGAAACCCTAAGATCTGAAATCCATTCTTAAATTTGGGCTCGCTGCCATCGGGCTATGCAGCGCTAGTTGAACTTGGAGGTTTTGTGGATATTTTCAAAATTTTCGTGCTGCTCCTGTTATTGCTTCTCTTCTTAATTTTTTTGGGCATGAAGTGCAATGCATGGAGCTTGCCGAACATAGGAGGTTGATCAATTGAAGGACTTTGGATGTTGCGGAGGCCAAGCCTCCGGAGAACAGGCATGTGAATGCATCGAGCAAGACTTGCAGCACAGAGTAATCCCCTGCGGATCTCGGAAATTAGCAGGCCAGGAACGAGAGTATCGGACCACTACAAGCCAATGGCTCGCCAGGCAGGCGTTCATAGCCTGGTCCAGGAACGAAGGTCTGGAAGTGGACCCGATTGTCTGGTTTACAGAGATGGGACACGGGCCGGTGCCTGCGGATGTGAAGCTCTAAGCCGGAGGGCTGTCTCACGGCCAGGAAGACGAAGAAGGAATATCAAGATATCCGAAAGAAGGTCCAGCAAGCCGTTTTGCTCATGGCGGAAGGGATGTCGGAGAAGAGGGCGGCAGAGGAGACTGGCCTTCCACGGGCCAATTTGCAAAGGTACATTCAAAAGGGCAAACTGCCCGATGGGCTGCCCATCTTCCTCGATCAGGTAAGCGAAAGGCGGCCTGCTGATGCTGCTCACACCATGCCCATTGAGGCTGAGGGGTGCTCAATGAATGGGCACCCCACAAATCCAGAGCCGGAGATGCAGCAGAGCAACGGGCAGCTACCGGCCCAGCGGGACCTTTTGGGAAAGTTTCTTCCAGGAAATCAGATCGGCGCGAGTTATTCGGGACCGGCCCGGAAGGCAAAATCATTGCTGGTAGACTTCGCGCCTACTGTTGCCAAGACCCTCATCAACATGTTCAATGCGCTGCCCACTGATCGGCCCGAACTCGTTTTGGCCTTTGCAAAAGAGATTCTCGACCGCGGGCTTGGCAAGCCTGTGCAGGCCATCGCCCTCAAGGAGACTCAAACCTATGAAGAGTACCGATTCTTCGAAGCCGCAGTAATGGCTGCTGATGCCGATGCCATACGATCCGCAGCTGCTCTTGCAGAGCGTCTGGAGGAGCACGCCCGCAACACTCGCGGAGCATCTTTCCTACGGCAAATGGAGATCATACCGCCACCTGGCGGAACTCTCCATAATCTTGTCCCTGGCGGTGGCCGGGAAGTATCCGAGACTGATTGTCTCGATGCCTCCGCAGCACGGCAAGAGTGAGCTTGTCTCTCACTGGTTCCCGGTGTGGCTTCTGGACCTCTTCCCCTGGGCTCGTATCATCCTGGGCTCTTACCAGGATGATTACGCGGCCACTTGGGGAAAGAAGGTCCGCAATACGATTCAGGCCAACTCTGATCAGCTCAGAGTGAGGATCTCGGACGATTCGGCGGCTGCAAATCTCTGGTCCACTACAGAGGGCGGGGGCATGTCCAGCTCCGGCACTTCCGGTTCCGTAACTGGCAAGCCAGCTCACATTTTAATAATTGATGATCCCATAAAATCGAGAGAGGAGGCGGAGTCGCTCACCTATCGAAACAAGATCTGGGATTGGTGGACCGGCACGGCCCGAACTCGCCTCAATCCTCTGCCCTGGGCTCCCTATTCCGTTGTCATTGTCATGAATACCCGCTGGCATCTTGACGATCTGCCCGGTCGCCTACTGGCCCGCAAGGTGGATGCCGATCTGGCCCGGTATGTGCCGCCCTGGAAGCAGTACAAGCTGCCGGCCATCGCCTTAGAGAATGATCCCCTTGGCCGAAAGCCTGGGGAGGCGCTGTGGCCGGAGAAGTATCCGCTTGAGCTGCTTTACGCCATCAAGGGTGAGACCTCTATCTATGACTGGGAATCGGAATATCAGCAAGCCCCCATCATGAAGGCGGGCAACCTGTTCCGGCGTGAGTTCTTCCGGCCCATCGAGGTTCTGGCGTGACCATCGAATGATGCTATTTCAATTGATTTCTGGAAATCTATGCAGGAGCCACGGGACGATCCGAATGCTGAAAGACCGCTCACGGTTTCCAGGAAAAATCTTCGAGTGGGCAGTTTCTGTGATCTCGCCACCAGCACGAAAACGAGGGCGGATTATACCGTCGTGGCCACGGTGGGAATGGACAAGGCGCAAAATGTCTATATCCTCGATATCCTGCGCGGGCGCTGGGAGTGGCCCGATGCCTACGAGTACATCGTGGATGAGATTCGGAGGCAGAAAGTCAAGCTGGTTGGGGTCGAGACCAACGGCTTTCAGCTCTCATCCTTTCAGGCGCTGGTGAGAGAGCCCAGGCTCAAAGGCGTCGCTTTTCATCCGGTGGCTATGGCCGTCGACAAGACCAGCCGGGCGCTGCTGGTCTCGGCCAAAGGCAGCAACGGCATGCTGTACTATGCCGCCGGTGCCTCCTGGTCTGAGTACCTCATAACCGAGTTTGTAAATTTTCCAGTTTTTCGGCATGATGATGTGGTGGATGCGGTTTGCGGAGCTGTGGAGCTCTTAAACCGCTATTCGCCCCCGGCTTCCATAGTCAGGCCGGGAGTTGCAAAGAAACGATCCAAATTCCGGAGGAGTGCGTGAGCAAGAACTTCAAGAAGATCAAATCGTCTCAGAGGCCGAACAGCGGCTTCTCTGAGCTGGGCCGGACCGGCCTGAACCGATTTGGCGGGTGGATCTCCGAGGAATGGCTTCCCGAGCTGCAGGGCTCGAAGGGCGCAGAGATCTACAAGCGCATGAGCACAAATGACGCCATCATCGGCGGCGGGCTGTTCGCTATCGAGATGCTGGCCAAGCAGGTTCCCTGGCGGGCGGTGCCGGGCGGCAGCCGATCCGGGGATCTGCGGGGAGCAGAGTTCCTGGAATCCAATCTCTACGACATGGAGTTCTCCTGGCCTGCAACCATGTCCGAGATCCTCACCATGTATCCCTTCGGCTGGGCGGTGCTGGAGAAGGTTTTCAAGATCTGCCGGGGCCGAAGTCAGTTAGACCCGCGTTTTAGGAGCCAGTACGATGACGGACGGGTCCGGCTACGCAAACTCGCACCAAGAGCACAGGAGACTTTGCAAGACTGGGAGTATGATGAGGACTCGGACACCCTGCGGGCCATGATCCAGCTCGCTCCTCCCGACTTTCAGGAGCGGCGGGTGCCAATCAATAAGTGCTGTCACTTCCGCATGTCCTCGGCAAAGAACAATCCCGAAGGGCAGTCGGGTTTGCGCCGCACATATCGGGCCTGGTATATCGTCACCAACCTGGAGGACTTCGAGGCGATGGGAATGGAGAGGGACCTGGCGGGCTATCCAGTCCTTTACGTTCCCAAAGAGATCGCCGATCCCGACCCGGATGATGAGGACGCCGTTGCAGCTCATGACGATTTCATGGCGCTGATAACCGGCGTGCGCCGCGATGAAACGGAAGGCTTGCTCCTCTCATCTGAGCGGGATGCGAACGGCCATCTCCTCTATGAGCTAAAACTGGTCTCCAGCTCCGGCACACGCCAGATAAACACCAACCAGGTCATCAGCCGCTGGAAGAATGCCATAACCGTAAGCATGATGACCGACTTCCTGCTCCTGGGGCAGGGGCGGCAGGGATCTTTCGCCCTGGCCGAGACCAAGAGCAAGCTCTTCGCTCAGGCCCTTTCCGCTATTTTAGATATCATAGTCGAAGAGGTCAATGCCTCTGTTGTTCCTGATCTCATCGCATTCAATCCTGAGATCTTTGAGGATCTGGAGACGCCGCCCTATTTCGCCCACGGCAAGGTAGAGATACCAAACCTGGAGCAGCTTGCTAATTATCTGAATAAGCTGGGCTATAAAGCGGACTGGCTGAAGGGCGATGCCATCCTGGAGAATCATCTTCGCAGCCAGGCAGATCTCCCGCTCCGGCCCGCAACGCAAACGCGCTCTGTTGAGAACGCGGGAGCGGACGAAGAAGTGGATGAGAGAGAGGACGAGAGCGCAAGTGCCAAGCTGCCTTCGTCTCAGGGTGAGCTGGAAGAGGTGCCGGCATGAAGCTGGCCGAGATGACCTCTCCCGCTCTCCAGGAAGCGCCGGAGGAGGAGGTGCGCTCCGCCTGGCTGCGCCTCTCTCAGTGGTATGGAGCGGCAGAGGCCAAGGGAAAGGCGGCGGAGAACATAGTGAACGCTGCCGCCTTCGTCTCTGCAGAATTCCAGCGCCGGGGATGGGATATCGATCCCAAAAAGCCTCTGGCTCAGGCGGTGGCCAGATTGCAGCTTCATAAGGGAATGTCCCTTTCTATGGCCCAGGTTCTCGATTCTCTGCCATCTGAGGTCGTTCTGGTCAAGGACTTCGCCTGTCTGGTGGGCTCTGCCGTCTCAGTGGATACGCCCAATGATATCGATATCCTCCTCCGGGCCGGGAGAGACGATGCCGGAGAAAATTTCCTGGTGCAGGGAGATAACGTCTACATCCCGCTCAGAAAAGCGCTGGACCCGGAGAAACTGAGAAAGCTTCACTTCATCGACAATCCCCAAGGCCCTCACTCCGATCATGTACCTCTCTATTCTCTGGTCTTGCGCCGGGAATCCCTGGAAAAGCGGATAGTCAAGGCCCTGCAGCCCGGCGACAGATTCCCGCCCCAAAAGCCTCTCCTGGCCGGATACATCGAGTTTTTCAGCACCGAGGAACTCTGGCCCTGGTGCGAGAGGAAGATCAAGGAAGGCGCAAGGCTGGCCGGAGAGGTGAAGTTCGACGGCTTCCGGTGTGTCGTCTCTTTGCAGGATGGCAAGGTCTCGGCCTGGTTTGAGGATTCGGGAGAAGATGGGGCCTCTCATCTGCCGGGCATCGTCCAGGCAGTGCAAAATGGCGGCTGCAAGAGCCTGATTCTCGACGGCGAGATGCTGGGAGTTGATCATAACGGCAGGATCATTCCCAGAACTCAGCTCCAGGAGATGCTCTGCGGAGATCCGGCCTTCGAGCCTTATTATGTGGCCTTCGATTGCCTGAACCTGGATGAGGATATCAGCAATAGGCCGCTTGGGGAGAGGCAGACGATTCTTGCGGCTCTGGTTGATGATCTCAAATCTCCTCAGATTCAGCTCTCCAAAGGACGAAGATTCGACAGCTACAAGGAGTTGGAGATCATCGGACGCTGGGCAGCTTCGCAGCCCGCCAGCGAGGGCCTGATAGTAAAGGACCTCCTCAAGCCCTATCATCCCGGCAGCTCGGACGACTGGGCTAAATTCAAAACGGTTCTGGAGCTGAAGGTCCAGGTCCTCGAAGTGCAGGAGAAGAAGAACGGCTTCACATATCTTTGCGGCTTGCGAGAACCTCCAAAGAGTGCAGACCGAACGCAGGTGCATTCCGGCCTTCTCGCGCTCGGAAATACGTTCGTAACTCCATTTCGTTCTGAGATCGGAAAGGTGCTGAACGTCCGCATCGAGGAGCTTCTCATTCTCAACAAAGGAAATGGGGAGGCGAGAATTGCCTGGGAAAAACCGACAGTAGTCGGCCCGGATTCTTTGAAAGATGCCTACACCGTGGCGCAGGCCGTGGACCTCGCCAGGCGCGGCCATGTGCTGAAAGTCGAGGTTGGCAAAGAGGATGTTCCGGCATGGGGACGGGAAGGCGCTCAGATTGCATTCGTGGCGGCCTGCCCGAACGAAAGCGAGAGAGCCAGAAGAGAGCCGATGGTCGGCCCTCCGGGAGAGCTGTTTCAGAAACTATATCTTGAGAGCGCGGGCCTGAAGAAAGAGGATGTAGCTCTCCTCTATCTCGTTCCGCAGGTCCTTTACGAGAAAGGGCGGCCTCGCTCTCCCTCGGAGCTCGAGGTGGAAGCCTGGACGGCACATCTCATGAAGGAGCTGCACCGCCAAAATCCCAAAGTCATTGTGGCCCTGGGAAAACAAGCTGGCCAGGCCCTGGAGGACTTGGCGGATTTCGTGATGCCTCATCCGGCAGCCGTGCATAGATATGGAGACTCCGGCGAGGTCTCCCGGAAGATCAAGCAGCTCATGGCCAGAGTGCAGGAGGTGGCCAAGCAGGATAGCGGCCAGGAGGACCGCCAGGATGACCGCCAGGACACCCGCTCGTATGTGGCTGCCAGAGAGTATGAAAGAACCTGGTGGCAGATGGCGCCCGCATCCGGAATTGGCCGCTTCGTCTTGCAGGCCCACTGGCGGGGACTCTCCGAGGAGGAGACAAAGCTCTCCCATGAGGATCTTCTCAAGACCGATCACTCCGTGCATAGCGATCTTCGCTTTGAGGTCGACAGGCAAAGGCTCTGGGGATTCACAATCTTCGAGGGGTCCACCAAAGATATCATGGAAAAAGGCCGGGGCGAGGCCCGAATTTTGCACCTGATGCCAAACGACGGCCTGCAAGGAGCCTTCAAGCTGCAACAGCCGCACTCCTGGCTGACCATTGCCGAGGAGAAGCCCTTTGTATCCGGGCCTGGAGCTGGAGCGGTGGGCTCTACTGCCCAGAAGTTCTCCAAATTCTTTCAGCTCGATGCCGGCACCTACAGTTTCAGCTTTGCCCGGCAGCATGGCCGGGAGGTTTTCCTACATGGCGAGAAGATCAAGGGTAGGGTCCTGATGCAGTACATTCCCGCCTCAGAGGGGCGGGTATGGGTCATCTCCAGGCCGGAGAGCCAGGAGCCTTACACCTCCAGTCACAAGCTCGAAGATGTCGTAGAAGAGCTGAAGGAGAAGGGCCAGGAGAGGCTTGTTTGGTCCGCTGCTCCCGGTCAACATGCAAAGGTTTTAAATCTACATAACTGCCCATTTAAAAAACAGAGATTCGCCGCGATATTAAAAGCCGATGAAGAAAAAAGGCTCGTTTTTGGCGTAATTTCAGAACCTGACACCGTGGACCTGCAAGGCCATGTTCTCTCCAGAGAAGAGATTGCCCGTATGGCCCGAAACTTCGAGCAATACGTCAGGGAGTTTCGAGACCGTCACACCCGCAGAAAGGCCAGGACCGAGATAGTACGGTCCTGGATTGCCAAAAAGGATGAGTGGATCTGCGGGCAGCTCGTGAAGGCAGGGTCCTGGTTGATGTGTGTCCGCGTCCTGGACGATGAAGTTTGGGGCAAGATTAAGGCCGGCATCTACAGGGCGTTTTCAATCGGTGGCAGGGGGGTGCTCATTGAAAGAGTACGACCTGATTATCAGCGGACTATTGGATGAAGTGTCGTTTGTGCCGAGAGGTGCGAACGGGAAGGAATACCTACTGGTGAAAGAGGCAAAGATGAAGGAAGCGATCCTGAAAAGCGTAGTGGAAACCCCGGACGAGGACCTGAAGAAGGCTCTCTCCGAGGCCAATCTGGATGCAGAATCCGTTGATGTCCTTGAGACTGTTGGAAGGGTCCTCAAGGCATACAAGGACAGGCTGCCGGAACAGGCCCCGGCCATCCTGGCCAAAGCCTGCGGCTATCCGGAGCCCAAGCCTAAGGCCGGCAAGGGCAAGGAAGACGATGATGAAGGGGAAGAAGAGGGCGCGGACGAGGGGGAGTACAGCAAGGAGCTGCTGGAGAAGATGGACCCAGGCATCCGGGCCATATTCCAGAAGATGGAGGCAAAGCTGGATGCCACAGAAGAAAGGGCCGAGCGGTCCGAAAACCTGGCAAAGGAGCTGAAGGACGAGCAGATCACAAAGATCTACATCGCCAAGGCACAGGCTCTGCCCAACATTCCCGGCCTGACGGCAGAGAAACATGCTCCGATAATGAAGGTCTTGGGCGAGGATCACCCTGCCGAGTTCTCCGAGGTCTTCAGCCTGCTCAAGGCGGCTGATGCTCTGCTGGAGAAGTCCGCGGCCTGGAGCGAGCTTGGAAGCGAAAGAGCCATTAGCGGCGGCTCGGTTATGAACAAGATCCAGAAGGCGGCAGAGTCACTGGTGCGAAAGGATACGTCAGGCATGACCATCGAGGATGCCATCGAAAAGGTGCTCGACGATCATCCCGAATGGTATGACGAGTACGAAGCTGCCCGCAGCGCCGAAGCTGAGAAGGGGGTGGCCTGAATGGCAACTGAACTTCCTTTTGGAAAGTTTTCTCGCCTGGCCGGCGAGGATCTCAGAGAGGCCGTCTGCCATGCAGCCAAGCTGGACACAGACGGCCATATCGTAAAGGGAACCGTAGGTGCTCGCTGTGTTGGCATCTTGCAGGACAATCCTGAGAATGGGCAGGTGGGCTCCGTCATGGCTCTGGGAATCAGCCCGGCAGTCTATGGCGGCACAGTTGCAGCAAATGATGATCTAGCCAGTGATGCAAACGGCCACTTGGTAACAGCCGTCGCCGGTCAGCCTGTGGTGGCCGTGGCCCTGGAGGCAGGCGTAGCAGGTGAGGAACACTCTGTGCTCATTCTTCCGCAGACTCCGGGGGCCTATCCTGTAGGCGAGCAGGGAGATGTTCTCTATTTCAATGGTTCGAACTGGGTCGTGCTGCATCATGGGACTGTGGCCGGCATGAGGCTGGAGACAGGCGGACATGGGGCCAATCCCAGCTATCAGAAGACCAAGGAGTGGTGGATCTTCTACATCCCGCTCGCCGATATCGCAAATGGCGATTTGCTGACCGAATGGGTGCCCGGATTTGCCGGAACCATAATCGAGATCCTGGCCGTTGTGCAAAAGCCCGCAGCAACCGCAAGTAAGGCAGCCACTCTGAACGCCGAGATAGGAACTACCGATTTGACTGGCGGAGCCCTGGCGCTGACATCGGCCAACTGCACGCCAAAAGGGGCGAAGGTGGCGGCAAGCGCCATCACTGCAAATAATGCATTTGGAGCAACTGATGCCGTTTCTGTCGAAGCATCCGGTGTCACAGCATTTGTTGAGGGAGCGATCTGGCTCATGATCGGCTATACGAGGCCCTGAAAGGGAGGTGAAAAGACAATGCCAAGACCAAACAGAGCAAATGTCCATGTCCACGGATTGCTGGGAAACCTGGCCGTTAAGTTCATTCTCAAAGCCAGGATGTTTGTTGCTGCTGATGTCTTCCCAATCGTCCCCGTAGACAAGCAGTCGGACAACTACACAGTATATGATAAGGGAGATTTCCTGCGAGATGAGGCGGAGGAGAGGGCACCTGCCACCGAATCAGCAGGCGGGAACTTTGATATCGATACCACGCCCTACTATCTGTGCCGGACATTCTCGTTCCACAAGGATGTGGACGACGACACCAGAGACAATGCCGACAAGCCCATCGATCCCGATAAAGATGCAATGCAGCTCGCCATGCAAAAGCTCCTAATCAAGCGCGAGAGACAGTTCCTGGGCAGTTATTTCCGTGCCGGCGTGTGGAGCAAGAACTACACCGGCGTGAGCGGCGAGCCTGGGGCAAATGAGATCAAGAAATGGAGTCTTTCCGGCTCAAAGCCTGTAAAGAATGTCGATACCTGGATGAATGATGTTGAGGAGCTTACCGGCGAGCGGCCAAACCGTCTGGTGCTGTCGCCTGATGTCGTGTCTGCTCTCAAGGACAACGACGATATCAAATCTCGCATCCAGTACACCCAGAAGGGCATCATCACCACCGATATTCTGGCAGAGCTATTCGAGGTCGAGAAGGTGCTCGTAGCCCGCGGCACATACAATACCGCCGCCAAAGGGGCTGCAACCGCCATGAGACGCATGGCTTCGGGGCAGGTTCTGCTGGCCTATGCAGCCGAGCGCCCGAGCACCGAAAACCCAAGTGCCGGCTATATGTTCGCCTGGAAGGGCAGATTTGGGAACTCCAAGCTTGGCTCCAGGATCAAGAAGTTCAGGATGGAGCATCTCAAATCCGATCGGGTAGAGGCGGAATTGTCCTTCGATCCAAAGCTTGTGGCTCCGGATCTGGCAGTCTATGCCAGCGCTGTAGTGTAGGCCAATTCTACTCTCCTTTTTTTGGAAGGATCGATGTTTGGAAGGATCGATGTTTGGAAGGATCGATGTTTGGAAGGATGGATATTTGGAAGGATCAATGGCCTATACTGACAATCCCACTGGCAGCCTTGCCGATCTGGTGAGGCTGAAGGCGGGAGACACCAGCGAGTCGCCTCTCCTCAGCGATGAGGCGGTTGAAGCGTTCTTGCTCAATAATGATAATAACGTGCTGCTGGCCTCAGCGGAAGCCTGCGAGGCTCTTGCAGCTCATTACGCCGACAATCCCACCGAGACCGTAGGGGATGTCGAGGCGGCAGCCACCAAGACGCAGAATTTCCTGCGAGCTGCAGATAGATACAGAGCGCAGGCGGCCATAGAGATGTCCGAAGCCGAGAAGGAGACGGCAGCCAGGCCCCGGAGGCCGGGCTACAGCGCCGATGCCCTGAACAGGGGCTCGGTCTTCAAGCGGGGTGTCTGCAATGGTAATTGAGCAGCCGATCGTCTCTCAGGCAGATCTCGCCAGGCTCGTTCTGGCCGTTTTCGGTTCATTGGGCACATGGTTCTTTGGGGCCTGGGACCCCATTCTTCAGGCTCTCATCGCCCTGGTGATCATCGACTATCTCAGCGGCGTCCTGGCCGGATATTACGAGAAGCGGCTCAACAGCGAGATCGGATTCCGGGGGATCGTGAAGAAGCTGTGCATGTTTCTCATGGTGGCCCTGGCTAACATCCTGGACACCACTGCCGGCCTTGGCGAGCCCTGGATCAGGACTACGGTTATCATGTTCTTCATTGCCAACGAGTCGCTTTCCGCCCTGGAAAATGCCGGTCGCATCGGTGTTCCTCTGCCAGAACCGCTCATAGCCGCCCTGGAGAAGATCCACAAGCAGCATACCGGAGAGAGGAAATGACTGATCTCTCCGCCTCCGGGATGGCGCAAATAAAGCAATCTTTGGTCCTGGAGTCCGAGGACCTGCAAAGGCTGCAAGATCTGGTGCCCGAGCTGAAGCAGGCCGTGGCTACGAGGACGATGTTCAGGACGCAAACTGAAGCCAGGTTCAGCGTTCTCAATGACCTCAAGCATCCGACCCCTGCAGCCAAGTACCATCAGGCCAAGCTGGAGCAGGTAGTCATGTTCGGCAACCTGATGACTCTCTCTTTTGACTATCGAGAAGCTCTGATCGACCTGGCAGAGGCGGAAGAGAAGATCAAAAGCGCTCGAGGTTTCGAGCTGGAGCGGCTCAAAGTAAAGAGAGACCGGCTCACCTACAAGCTTGCATGGATGAGATCCGAGGCAAAGGAACGGTTACGGGAGATCGAGATGTGGAGCCGGATCAAGGCCCAGCTCGAGTCTGCTGCATCCTTTGATCACGACAACAAGGATACCGAAGAGCTGCAGGGTCTTGCCATTCGCTACATGCAAGAGCTTCCAGCCGCTTTGAGGGCAGGCAAAGACGTAGGCGGCGCTGTAAACATCATCGCCCAGGCAGCCACCATGCTTGCCGAATGCGAGAGGCGCAGCATACCCCTGCCGCAGAAATTGGTTGAGCGCAGCAAGCGCTTACTCAAAGGAGCTTAGGAATGGCCTGGGAATTCGCAGGCAGCCTCAACACTGGCCGCTTTGAACACTCTGGCGGGGGCGATCCTGATGATGCTATCACTATGGGCGGAGTGAGCGATTCATCATCTTCCGAAGACGGGACGGAAGAATTCAATGGCACCTCATGGAGAAGCGGCGGCGATCTGGCCACAGGCAGATCAGGGGCGGGAGGAGCAGGAAATTCTGCAGATGCAATCTGTATGGGCGGATTTAGCATTAGCATCTGCATTGAAAGCACGGAAGAGTATAATGGCAGCTCCTGGTGTTCTGGCGGGGATCTCGCCAGTCCCAAATTTCGACTATCTGGCGGCGGCAGCTCTTCTGATGCTATCGCCATAGGCGGTTTCTTTTACGATGAAGAGACGGAAGAGAGCGAGGTATTCGATGATACCGAAGAGTACAACGGCACCTCTTGGAGCAGCGGAGGAGCCCTTGCCACGGCCAGATATTACCATGCAGGCGGCGGGAGTTCCTCAAATGCTATCTGTATGGGCGGCTATGATGGAGACGATTATTCCGCGGCCTCTGAAAAGTATAATGGTACTTCCTGGAGTTCTGCCGGGAGCCTGATCACAGCAAGAGGGGGACTGGCCGGAGGAGGAAATTCCTCCCGTGCAATCTGCTTCGGTGGATCTACTGAATCTGTCTATTGCAGCGATACAGAAGAATTTGACGGCACCAGTTGGAGCTGCGGCGATGATCTGAATACGGGCCGCTGCTATTTAGCTGGGGACGGTCCTTCCGGAGGCTCGATCAGCGTAGGTGGATCGCCATCCGGCTACTATCGTTCTAATGTTTGTGAAGTGCTCCTGGCTTCTATATACTATGTGCTGGCGGAAGCACTTTCAGATTCAGATTCATTTTGCCGCGGGACTGCCAGAGTCTCAAGATTGACCTCAGCACTTGCGGATATGGATTCTTCCGGCCTGGCTTCCTCTATCGCATTCAGGTCAGTTGCAGCTATCGTAGATTCAACATCTGCAGGCCAATCCAGCGCCTATGCTATATTATCCGGCTCTGCTGCGGCTGGGGCTCAACTCTCGGCTCAGGCCACATCCGGCGCTCTGAGATCAGTATCCGCCTTGACTGATGCTCAATCGTCGCCTTCGGCCAGTGCCGGGATACTGAAAGCGGTTTTGGCATTGGTGGAGGCCGATTCATCCGCATTGGCGTCGCCTTTGGCCGCCAGAGCAGTTGCAGCGCTGATAGATTCCGTCTCTGCAGGCATTGCCGGCTCTCATCCAATAAAAACCGGTTTCGCCGCCTTCGAGGCCCGCTCTGCCGCCATTGCCGACGTGAGCAGCGCCCTTAAGCTGGCATCAGCCGGCATGAGGGCTGAATCATCTCTCCTCTCATCTGCGGGTGCTCTCAGAAGAAGCTCGGGCCTGACAAGTGCAGAATCCTATTGCTTGACTGAAGCAAAGACGATTCGCCGGACCCCGGCACTCACTGAAACTGTTTCTTGCAGCCTGGCAGAAGGAAAGTCGCTGCGGGGCGTCCTGGCGGCGATCGATGCCGCATCTTTTGGACTGGCAGAGGCAGATATCACCTGGATTCGGCGGGCTTCTGCCTTCTCCAATGTCGATTCTTCGGGCACGGCAGGGGCAAAGATCCGCAAGTCGGCCTCGGCCCTGATAGGGTCTTTCGGCTCCGGCATTGCGGCTCCCGGCACCTTGAGGCAGGCTGCGGCAATTTCTGAGGCTGTAGGCCGGAGCATAGCCGATGCCCATTTTATTGCCGCAGCTTCGGTCCGCTTCGACATCAAGTCTCTGGCAATTGCAGATGCCGCCGAGGCAAGAATCACAGTCGCCATGAGGTCAGCGATCACCAAATTGAGAGCCATGAGGTCCAGGCTTTGACGAAGATCTACAAGGGAGATGTCGGGGTCGAGATCCGGCTTGATACCGGCCAGAGTCTCGCCGGGGCCACGGCCACGAAGATCAGGGTGCAAAGGCCCGATGGGACAGAAGCGGAATGGGCGGCTCAGCAGTACAACAGCACCACCATCTATTATGTGACCGCCTCCGGGGATCTGGCGGCCAGTGGTGATTATCTTCTTCAGTCCTATGTGGAATGGGGAGAGGACAGCAAGCACACGGGAGAGAGTGTGAGACTGAGAATCTATGACCAGTTTGAATAGGAGTTTGAATAGGAGCTAGAAATGTCGGGAAGCTTTGCGAACTATTGGGAAGAGAAGGTACTGAAGCACCTTTTCGGTATAGCGGCATACACTGCACCAGGCACTGTCTATGTGGGAGTATGCACGGGAGGAGTGACGGAAGCGGGAGTGGCGAGCGGCGAGCCTTCCGGAAGCGGATATGCCAGAGTGGCCATCACGAACGACGGCGACCACTGGGACTTTTCCCAGGTGGACGGATTGACCAGGATCGCCAACCATGCCGCTATCCAGTTTCCGGAGGCAAGCGGAAGCTGGGGAACTATCACGGATGTGTTCCTGGCGACTGCGGCTTCGGGCGGCAGCATTCTGGCCTTTGCCACGCTCACCGCCTCCAAGGCCATCGGCAGCGGTGATACTCTGAAGTTTGATGCAGCTGATCTGGCTTTTACCCTGGATTAAAGGCAATGGCTTTTGAGCTGCTGGACGCATTATTGGCGGTCCTGGCCGGGGACGAAAGAGTTTCCAGTCTGGTAGATGCCAATATCTGCAAGTTTCTGCCGCTGGAGAAGTGCGAAGCGTTGCTCAAATCGAGCAATCGCAGCATGATGTCCTGCGAGCTGCAGGATTGGGACGGACGGAACAGCTCCACTGAGCCTGTTTTCGTGGTGGACATCCGGAGCCGCCAGGGAGACGATAGAGGAGCTGAACACTGCTCGGAGATAGTGTCTGCCGTCACACAGCTGCTGCGAGACGGCTTTGGCAGCGTACAGGTCAGCAAAATCCTCGGAACGGTGAGGTATGATAAGACTCTGGTGGGCCACCGCTGCCGCCTGGCGATCCACGGCCATATCCCGCCTGCCATCTCGCTCTCTCTGGCCGCTAGTCCAGTCAGTCCTCAAGCGGCAGGATCGACCATAGTTTTTGTGGCCACCGCCAGCCCAGCCGAGGGCCTGGAATACCGCTTCCTGCTACTGGGTCCGGGGACTGGTTCCGTGTGGCGTGATCTGTCCGGCTGGATCTCTCGCAATTCCTTCTCCTGGAGGCCGGAGGCGGCAGACGCGGGCAGCTCCACCATAAAGGTTGAAGTGCGATCCGGCAAGAGCCTGCCGGATGCAGTGGCCAGCATCGGCTATGCAATTACCGCCGAAAGCTCCAATGAGCTGCCGGTCATAAGCTCGCTTTCCAGCTCGCTCGCCAGCCCCAGGGGCCAGGGCACAAAGATCGAGTTCATCTGCCAGGCTACAGACGCAGACGGCGATCCGATCTACTACCGCTTCCTTCTGTCAGGCCCCGGAACTGCCAATAAGAAGAAGCTGGTGCAGGACTGGAGCCAGAGGAATGCCTGGAGCTGGCAGCCCGCCAGGGAAGACATAGGCTCCAGCACCATCGAGGTTCAGATACGAGACGGCCAGCATGCTGGGATAGGATCTTATGACGACTGCAAGAGCCTGGCCTTCGTGGTGTCCGTGAACTCGATACCTGAGATCATTAGCCTGTACTGCAATGAATCCGGCACTCACTATGTGGGTGATAAAGTCCACATCGTGGCCGATGCATCAGACCCGGACGGAGACAAACTGCTCTTCCGCTTCTGGATACACCGGGGGAGCGTTGGGTCTGTATGGGAGCTGCTCACCGGATGGCAGGAGAAGAACTGGATTTTATTCGAGCTTGATGAGACCGATTATGAAACCGTGAGTTTCAAGGTGCAGCTTCGAGACGGGAAGCACGCGGGGGAAGAGTCCTATGATGCTGAAAAGACTCTCGCCATGACCGTTTCCCGTGCCGGCCTGACCTCCATTACGCCCTCCCTCTCCAGCCCGCAGGCCCATGAGAATACCATTGTCTTTACGGCTGCCGCCAACAAGACGGCGGGCATCTACTATCGCTTCTGGCAGAAAGGCCCGGGCACGGGCAATGTCTGGCGTGACTGGACCGGCTGGCAGCAGAAGAACTCATGGAGCTGGAGGACTCTGGCCTGTGACGTTGGGTCCAATCAGGTGAAGGTGCAGGTATGCGATGATCCCGATTCCTGGAATGACGGGGATACAACCGGCAGGCAGACCACGCTTAATTACACGGTCTCATGACTTTCTGGATTGGCAAGCTCAACGCCTGGGATGGCGGCAACACAGACGGCCTGAACTGCAAAGGCTACTCCGGCGTGGGGTCTGATGGGGAATATCTCTATTACAGCCCGTTTTTCGATGGCAGCGTCCATCATGGCCGGGTGCTCCGCCAGAAGATCTATGCGCCCTTCAAACTGGCTTCGAGCTGGGAAGCCTACGATGCCGGAGCCGCCGATGGCCTGACTGCCAAAGGCTTTTGGGGCAACCCGATATTTGATGGCCGCCTCCTGTATTTCGTGCCGTACAACAGCGGCTCCCCGTCCGGGATCGTGCTTTGTCATGACCCCTCGAAACCTTTCAAATCTTCGGGCTCGTGGCTGGCATACGACGCCGGCAGCACTGGCGGCCTGACCACAAAGGGCTTTCTTGGTGCCGTTTTTGACGGGCAGTTCATCTATTTTGTGCCTTACTACAACGGAGCCTATAATGGCATCTTTTTAAGGTACGATACCACCAGGCCCTTCAAAGCATCCAGCTCCTGGGAGGCATACGATGCAGGCTCCATTGCCAAAGGCTTTTGCGGCGCTGTGGTGGATGAGGATTTTATCTACTTCTCGCCTTACAAAAATGCTACAGGCGATCACGGAAATATCCTGCGCCTTGATCGGAGGCTACCGTTTAAGTCATCATCGGCCTGGGCGTCCTTTGCCGCAACGGCGGTACACGCCAACTGCAAAGGATTCGGCTCGCCTGCGATCGATGGCATATTCGTATATTTCCCGAACTATTCCCGAAACCTAATCTTGAGATACGACACGACAAAGCCCTTTGCTGCGGCTTCGTCGTATGAATACTTCGACCTGGCCGCCATTGACCCATTTCCAGAAATCCATGATTGCTGCTTCACCTACGATCATTACGTAGTCTTCTCGCCCTACAGGTTCAGTATGCTTGCTTACGACCGGGATTTGCCCTTCGGCGATCCGGGAGCCTGGGCCTTCCTGGACTGCGGCCATGCGGATGGTCTTGATGCTTGGGGAAATCTGGGCGTTCATGCCGATCCCAACTACTTTTACTTTGCACCTTTCAGGCGCTACGATGGTCCAGGCTACTACCACGGCACGGTTCTAAGGGCGAGAATCAATCCCTGCCCCAGCCAAACGCTGCCAATGCCGGGCAGCGAGGACCTATCCAAATATGCAGAGGACGATCTGGCTGCCAGGATCTCCAAATCCTCCTCAAGGGCCACGGCAAGGCACAATCTAGAAATCGAGTGATTTCTCGATTCTTCCAAGGCCATCATGATGCTCATTTGACTGTTACCTGTGATGTTTAAAGCAATTACCACTCACATCATAAAATTGATGCGTATAGTCCATAAAATTCGCAAATAAATTGTGAAATTTTTAAAAATAATTTTAAAATTTTATATATTTGTTGAAAGCTTACGCCACATATATTTTAAAATAGAATACAAATAATCAACCCCTATTTCCAGTCCATGAAAGGAAT